CGATTTTCACTGGTAGGTTGAACTCGCCACTCGGGCTCGGGTCCAACATATTTGAATTCTGCACCCTTGGGGTTTAGTCTTTTGATTTCGTTTGATTTAGCCATAGTTTGTATTGTATATGAAAGTTTGAGTAAGGTCAACCAAGTAGGTTTGCCAAGGTTATATGCTGTTCCAAATTGGCAACCAAATCTTTTGCATTCTTAACCAATTCACGATAGCGTGATGTTTCCCTGTGCATCCTGCGACATTCTACTGATTCCTGATCTGCCGCGGTCATAACGCTATCAATGGCACGAATCATTTTGATAAGGTCGCGTTTGGCCACTTTGCTTTTGACAGCATTTACATGCACTACGGCTTGATCTAAGCGTTGATATAACTCGTCCATTTTGTAATTATACTGTGTTTTGATTTTCAAGTCAAATCCGCCCATAAATACATGACTATGCCACGCCTAAGTCTTTACCGCCCTAATAGAACCAACGATTACCAGTTTTTGGACCGCACTATTGCGGAAATGTACACCGTGGGCGGCCTAGATGTTTATGTACACAAATACCTAGGTCCTATTGTCGATCCAGCACAGGCCAATACGCCAGGTGATGCCACGTTGCCTATCTATGACAGTACCAATCCTTTGTTTATTCAAGATCTTTTGCTGTTAGAAAATAGAGATCGCGCTTACGATAATGATGTCTATATCATGCGTGGTGTGTACAGTCAACAAGATATTGATTTTGATCTCACGCAGTTTGGTTTATTTTTAAACAATGATACCTTGTTTATTACTTTTCACTACAACAACATGATTGATACATTTGGTCGCAAGCTCATGTCAGGTGATGTGTTAGAATTGCCAAATCTCAAAGATTATTACCCGTTGGATCCTACCAAGCCTTTGCCGTTACCCAAGTACTATGTGATACAAGATGCAGCCTATGCTTCAGAAGGATTTAGTCAGACCTGGTTGCCACACTTATGGCGAGTCAAGGCCACACCAATGGTCAATGCACAAGAGTTTCAACAAATTGTAAATCAACCATTCATGCCTGAAAATATCTGGGACAATGGTAATTTTTATCCACAAGGCGATGTGGTCAACTCAGGCGGCACGTATTATACCGCCAGACAACCTGTTCCGCCTGGTACTCCTATCACAGACACTGCATACTGGACTCCAACTACGCCAACCACAGTAGGCGATCAAATGAGTACTCGACCCAAGGATCTTGCTATCAATGATGCCTTGCTGGCACAGGCTCAAGCCGACGTGCCACTCAGTGGATACGATACTACCAAATTTTATATCTTGCCTACTCAAATTGATGGGCAACCGGGATCGGCTGGACTTACCGCTGACAATACCTATGTCACAGCTGACAGCACTGCCGACGGTGACGGCGATACACCGCGCAGTTTTGGTTATACCATGGGCTACCTAACTGGTAGTCACGATCCCGAAACTGGATTTTTGTTGCCGCCTAATGGCCTACCAGTTATACCAGGTGTCAGCTTTCCGCCAAATCCTGCAATTGGTGCTTATTCGTTACGATTAGACTACTTCCCTAATCGCCTGTTCCGTTACAACGGCAAGGCCTGGATTGCTATCGAAGACAATGTGCGTACTGATCTTGATCTAGCGCCAGCAAGTCAAACTCAACGCAACAGTTTTGTCAACAATACTTATACTGTGGCTACTACGGACCAGGGCAACATTCCAAGTCGTCAAAGTCTTAGTCAGATCCTACAACCATTGGCCGACAACGGCAACCAAGGTGGCAACATTACACCTGCTAATCCAAGACCTCCAGGACATTAACACATGGCCGTTACACAATATTTTTACGATGCGCAAATAAGAAGATTTCTCCTACAATTTTCTCGTATTTTTTCAAACTTTCAAGTCGAGTACGGTCAAAATCAAGCAGGTAAAAATGATACCTTGGTTCGTGTGCCAGTACGCTATGGCGATTCAAGTCGCCAAGCCCAGACTGTTATACAACAAAACAGTGCCAATGAGTTACCGTCAACTCCACTCATGACATTTTATATTACCGATCTCAAATACAATCGTTCCATGATACAGGAACCCAACTTTGTCAGTACCATAGCAGTACGTCAACGCACCTACGACGGAGCCACAGATACCTACGAAACCACACAGGGCAATGCATTTACCATTGATCGACTCATGCCGGTGCCGTTTGAAATGACTATAAATTTGGATATTTGGACTTCAAACACCAATGAAAAAATGCAGTTGTTAGAGCAAATCCTGGTGTTGTTTAATCCAGCATTGGAAATTCAAAGCACTGACAATTACATTGACTGGACCAGTTTGAGTGTAATTTACCTAGATGATGTGACCTGGAGCAGTCGATCAATTCCTATTGGAACCGATAATCCCATTGATATTGCTACCTTAAGATTTAAATTGCCCATGTGGATTAGTAGTCCGGCTAAAGTTAAAAAGCTGGGTGTGGTTGAACGAATTGTAGCTAATATTTTTGATGCCAACGGCGATGCTTCCTTGGCCATTACTGACAATGATCTGTTGCTGGGCACTAGACAGGCATTTACACCTTTTGCTTATCAAGTGTTGCTGGTCAACAATACCTTACAGGTCCTACCACAAAATCAAAATACAGAACCTGCTACCGATCTTAATCCGCCGACCAGTCCGCCTAGCAATTTACTGTGGCATAGTGTTGTGGGCATGTATGGCACGCTAAGACCTGGTATTAGCTATGTAACTTTAGAACAGCCAGACGGCACTCAAGTGCAAGGCACAGTGGCCTATGATCCTAACGATGACCGCTTCTTGTTGTTTACAGTCAACTCTGACAGTGTTCCTGGCAATACCCTGGCTCCAGTTGATGCTGTAATTGATCCTTTGTTGAGCGGTCCAGGGGCTGGATTGCCGCCGGCTCAAACACATACCAGATACTTGTTGACCAAAGACACTGGCACTTACCAGGGTGCAACGCCCGCGGCCTGGCAAGGGCTACAGGGACAACCTTTGGTAGCTCATGCCAACGATATTGTTGAATACGATGGCTCTAGATGGGTGGTGAGTTTTGACAGTACTACCAGCCCTAACAATAATCAATACGTGACCAACATCACAACCAGCATACAGTACAGATGGACCGGGTCAGTCTGGGTTAAAAGTTATCAAGGTCTTTATGAGGGAGGCCTATGGACACTGGTATTGTAACTGCTGTTGGTGTTTGGTTTTACAGTGTAAACACTCACAGATACCTGTATCTCATGCGTAACGATCCAAAACACCCCGACACTTGGGGCTTGCCTGGTGGTCGAATGGAAGCTGGCGAAACTATTTTACAGGCTATTGAGCGCGAATGCCAAGAAGAACTAGGCGGCATGCCTGATTACTTGCGCCTGGTTCCCTTGGAAAAATTTACCACAGCCGATGCAGGATTTGCTTATCATACATTTTTTTGTAGCGTGGCCGCAGAATTTACACCTGTACTCAATCACGAACACACTGGCTGGGCCTGGATTGATTCTGGTACTTGGCCAAAACCCTTACATCCAGGACTTTGGAGCACTGTAAATTTTGAAGCAGTACGTGAAAAAATTTACACCATTGAACAACAAGTTCAAACGTCGCAGTAACTGATCCATTCTCTGTAGGTCATTGCGCGAACGTTGGGTGTAGCAAACCAATCATCTGGCATGTTAGTGGGTTCGCCGACCATGACAAACTTTGTGTCACTATAGGCTCGCATAACCGATGCTACCTGTTGTATCCAATTAGGATTATCAATGGGTGTTTCTTTGTTGTAACCCAGCATGAATATTTCATCGTGCCCATCAAATGCAGCCAGATACAGGATGGTTACAATGTCTAACAGTTTAGGATTGTTAGGTATAAGATAAAACTCGCCGGGATTGTTAAGACAATTTCTAACGCCAGTGTACACTGTGTTCTCAGCTGAATAACCTGATTCTTTAAGTGTTTGCAGGGCATTGGCCTGACTTTCAACTACAAAATCTAAACGCATGTTGGCGGCAGCAAAACTTAGGCCGTAGGTTTGTAATTTTTTTGAGCCCAATAGGCCACCGCGATGTTTTTGTAAACGAGTATAATCAAACTGTGACTGATCAAATGGGTCACCGATACAAGCGGCACGCCCAGAAATGTGATGATTTTCAATAGGATTGGCAATCCACTCACGCTCCTGTTGTTTACGACCACCAGACCAAGTACTGTTGAGTATTACAAATTCGCCGGCATAGTCACGACGATATTGTGGAGTCATTAGAGAGATCCAATGGCTGCTTCAATCAAACCAGGTGTGTCCGAGTTGTATTCGTCAATGGCTTTGCCAATCACACAACCAAGTTGATATTGATCAGGATCTAGACAAGTAGCAACGCCGGCAATCGTGCTGTTGACCAAGCAATCGCCTTTGCGGATAGTTCCTACTACACGCACAGGCACACGACCTACCAGGGCCACCTGTGTTGCATATTCACTGTCCAAACGACTGTTCATTAGGTAACTAGGATTAGTACTGACCACGCCAAGAATAGCTGTGTCATGACTTTGATCACTGACAGTAACTTCGTTAGCGCCACCATGTGATAATACTGTTCCTTCCTCGTAGTCAGCATCGGCTGCATACATTTCGGCCAAGTCAGCGTACTGTGCTGATGTTGCCTTGGCAAACACTGTGTTGAAATATACACCTGTAGTACCGATGTTGCCAGTGCCATAGGCACCATTGTTTAAAACGTTGCCTAGGGTAAGTGTTCCTGCACCAACAGTAGCATTGCCGCTGAAAATGCTACCGCCAGCACCTGTAGCATTAACTGTGACTGTGCCTGCTCCACCTGTGGCTACAAATATGTTGGCCACAGTGCCGTTACCGGTTACGTTTAAAATAGTAGGAACAGGATACGGCTGGGCAACAACGTTGCCATAGTAGATATTACCAACAGCCGTAGTAGGCGGCAATGCCGTTGGCTGTGCTGTCATAAAGCCACCGGCCTGTAAATTGCCCGTAGCTGATACGCCTGTTGTTCCGTCTAGTGTTAGTGCCATATAATCTTGTCCTTTTTACTGTGTATATTTAGTTGGGTTGTTATAAGGAGTCATTCAATAATTTGCCGTACACATAAGCGGTAGAGTCTGTAGTTACACTGATTGTGAATCCTGCTGCCAGGGTAATTGGGCCTACTAAGATAGCATTTACGTTGCCGCCTATGCTGACGTTACCAAAGGCCGAAGTACCAATATTTTTAGGTGTAGCAAATCCACCATAGGACATGAATTGACCTGGGCTCAAGACCGCGGTATTGCTATAGCCACCAATGTTGAATGTGATATTGCCCGAAGCCTGTGGAACACCAATATTGGTAGCACCGTTGGCTACACCGCCACCACCACCGCCTGTGATACCGGTAATAAATGCACCGTTGCCCAACAGGTAACCGTTTGTGGTGGCAATGTTACCCCAAACCTGTAGGGTATTACCAATGGCTGTGCTGGTTAAATTTACTGTACCGGTAGCTGTAAGATTTGAAGTAATTATGTTGCTGGTTACTTTTAGCTCTGAAATTACGTTGCCGCTGATTGAAACATTGCTGCCTACATAGACGTTGCCCACAGTGGTCACGTTGCCGGCTATCACATTGCCCACTGCTGAAACTGTGGTACCTACTACACCAGTGGCTGATAGGCCAAGTGGAGTAAATTGTACCACATTGGCAACACCACTAATGGTCACATTGGCATTGCCGTTGGCCACAGGAATACTAATGTTGCTGGTGCCGTTGAAAATATAAGCGTCGTCGTAACCTGTGGCATACCAGATGTTGCCCAACAAGTAGTTGGCACTAACGTTGCCCACAGTGGTCACGTTGCCGGCTATGACGTTACTGACCGCACTGATGTTGTTGGCAATTACACTGGCTACATAGATATTGTTCCAGTACAGGCCTGTGGTACCTAAATTCAATGTTGAGTTGGCAGTAGGGCCAATGCCCACGTTTGATTGCCACTGAGTGTTGCCGTTGTTGAATAACCAAGTAACTATTGGGCCGCTGGCACTGTTACCCAAGTATAGACCAGCACCGTTAATGCCGCCCTGTGTTGACTGATTATTGGCCAATTCTAGGTTTAGATCGTTTGTGGTAATCACAGTACTGTTACTGTAAGTTACTGTTCCTACTACACACAAGTTGCCTTGAATAGCCACATTGCTCAGCATGTTGACTGTGCCGGTTAATGTAGTATTACCTGTTACACTGAGATTGGTTGGATAGGTATTGCCGTATACACCGTTGAGGCCAATGATGTTGCCGGCTGTGATGTTGCCTGTGGCACTCATTGATGCAGAAGAATATACCGCTGTGGCAGCGATCAAGTAACTACCTTGAACGTTACCTACCATGCTTGCGGCATTGCCGTAGATGTTGTTGGCTCCGGAAATATCGCCGCCACCGCCGTTGACTTGCAAGTTGCCTGTGACACTGATGCCGACTGGTGTAAACACTGCAATGTTGCCTACGCCACTCACATTCATAGTGATGTTGGCGTTGGCTGTTGGAATTACTAAATTACTTAGGCCGTTTTGTAAGGTTGTAGCCGCAATACCAGTTAAAGTGCTGCCGTTACCAATAAAATAGCCACCGGTTATGTTGCCAGCAGTACTAAAACTTGGAGCCTGTAGAGTGCCAGAAACTGAGGCGTTTCCAAAAAATACATTGTTGCCGTAGATATTGCCGGTAGCTGTGATAATGTTGCCAATAACTGTTCCAGCTACGCTGATTGTTGGTGTTAATATTGTGCCACTGACTGATACGTTAGGAGCTCTTAAGTTTTGAGTAGCGTCGACATTACCGACTGCACTGAGTCCAAACGGTGTAAATGTTGAAACAATACCTGCGGCACTGACTGACACAGTAACGTTGGCATTGGCATTTTGTATGTTAACAGTTGACAGGCCGTATCCAATATTACTTGGCTGTCCAGTTACAACACCTTGCAGGAAGAAACCGTTACCAAACAGATATGCAGATCCAGAGCCGCCAACAGCCAGGTTACCTGTAGTGGCCATACCGCCTGTTACGCTCAGTCCGTCAGTAGATATTGTAACTACGTTGGCTACGCCACTCACACTCATTAAGATATTAGCAGCGGCACTACGAATACTTACGTTTGAATTGCCATTGGCAATGTTACTTGGTGAACCCGAAACTGTGATTCCAGTTAACAAAGCTCCGTTACCATACAGATAACCAGCGGCTATGTTGCCAGCTGTTGAAACAGCATTACCAGCGGTGCTGGCTATTGCAATTTGTCCTGCAACACTGGCATTGCCAGCAGATATGTTGCCGGTAACGGAAACTGTACTACCTAAATGTGAAGCAGCACTTACTGTGCCGGAGGTCAACAAGTTGCCACCGGTAATGTTGCCAGTGGCCGTTGCGGACTGTGCTGTTACTGCACCAGTAACAGATATGGTCGATCCTGTAACGTTACCAGTTGAAAGATTTCCTGTGGTACTGAGATTTCCTACAATAGCATTGCCTGTTACACTCAAGTTGGCCAGGACGCCCAGTGTAGTCAGACTAGAATATATTACATTACTGGATAAGGTATTGCCTTGTAAAGCATTGGCATAGAAACTGGCAGCTGATACAATACCGGTCAACTGACTACCATTACCAATAAAGTAATTGCCAGAGACGTTGCCAACAACTGATACCACTGTACCAAAGTAACTGGCTACATAAGCATTGGCCCAATATAAATTTGTAGTGCCTAGATTAAGGGTAGCATTGGCCGTAGGCCCAATGCCCACGTTGCTTTGCCATTGTTGTACAGCATTACTGAACAGCCAGGTGACCAGTGGTCCATTGACACCGTTGCCTAGGAATAAACCAGCTCCATCAATACCAGGTCTTGTAGAAACGTTGTTGGCCAGTTCAAGATTTAAATCGTTTGTGGTAATTACTGTGGCATTACTGTAGACCACAGTGCCTTGTACACTTAGGTTTCCTGCAACCTGCAAGTTGTTGTTGATTGTAACGCTACCGTTAACTGTGGCATTTCCAAATACGCTTAGACCGCCACCAGTGGTCAAATTACCACCGATCACGTTGCCAGTGGTGGTAATGGTACCTGTAGAACTAATGGCTGTGACATACCCAAATGACTGTAGGCTTGAATTGATTACACCCGAAGCCAAGGTGGTTCCAGTTAGGCTGTTGGCGTTGACTGCAATGCCGGTCAACTGACTACCATTACCAATGAAGAAGTTGCCAGAACCAGCGTAAATGTTGCCAGTGGCTGTAACAATACCACCAGTGACCAAGTTGCCGCCGGTCACGTTGCCCGAAGCACTAAAGCTGGCAATTTGAATACTACCGGCTATGGATATGTTGCCTGCTGAAACGTTGCCACTTGCTGATACTGTTGTTGCTAAAACACTTGCACCATACAAGTTGCCTGACGCACTGACAGTTGTACCAAACACATTTGAGTTGATATTACCTGCTGTGACGTTACCACTTACACTGACTGTTGTACCCAGGTGACTCGCACCATACACATTACCGCTTGCACTGACAGTTGTACCAAACACATTTGAGTTGACATTACCTGCTGTGACGTTACCACTTACACTAACTGTTGTGCCTAATATGCTTACACCATACAAGTTGCCCGATGCGCTGACGGTAGTACCAAACACATTACCGTTGAGCTGAGTTGCTGTAACTGCACCTGATGCACTGACCAGGCCGTTGATCAAAAGATTGCCGCCAGTGATGTTAGCAGTGGCTGATACGGTGTTGGCTAATACATTGTTTCCATACAAATTGCCACTGGCACTGATGTTTGTACTAAAAAGATTGGCTGTGATATTACCGGCAGTAATGTTGCCAGAAATGCTAATTACGTTGCCAATCAAACTGGCGACACTGATTTGTCCGCCACTGATTAGAACATTACCGCCAACTGTTACATTACCTGTAGTACTGATACCGCCTGTGGCAATGTTGCCACCTGTGATGTTGCCCGACATGGATACTGTGGTACCCAGATGACTAACACCGTATAGATTACCACTGGCACTTAGAGTTGTACCTAGCACAGCAGAACCTGTTACGCTACCACTGGCACTAACTGTGGTGCCGTATAGGTTGGCGTTGACATTGGTTGCAGTAATGTTGGCAGTTGTTGTAACTGTACCAGTGACACTAACGCCAGTGGGTGTAGCCACCAAAATATTGGCTACGCCACTTACGTTCATAATAATGTTGGCATTAGCAGAACCAATGGTTACATTTGACTGTCCGTTGTTGATATTGCTTGGATTGGTACTGATACCTGTTAATTGGCTACCGTTACCAAATAGATATCCAGCAGTGATATTACCTGTTGTGGTAATACTGTTTCCTGCGACACTGGCCACAGTAACTGCGCCATTTAATGTTGTGGTTCCAAATACACTTAGGTTGCCACCTGTTAGTAAATTGCTCCCAGCTATTACGTTGCCTGTTGCTGTGATGTTTCCCTGACTGTAAATGTTTCCAACGGCACTAACGTTGAATGCCAGATTGATACTTCCGGCAGCAATGTTACCTGCTGTTGAAATTGAGTTACCAGTGACACTGGCTACTGTGACGTTACCGGCCGAGCTAATATTGCCACCAGTGATGTTGCCACTTGCTGATACTGTTGTAGCATTAACTATGCCGCCTGTTACTGTGCCGGACGCACTGACTGTTGTTCCATATATGTTTGAATTTACATTGCCAGCTGTTACATTGCCTGATGCGGTAATTGCGCCAGCAACACTGATACCAGTGGGTGTAAACACTGCCACATTGGCCACACCACTGACGCCAACAGTCACGTTGGCATTGGCATTGACTATGACATTTGAATTGCCGTTGTTTAAAGATGTAGCGGTAACGCCTGTTAACTGACTGCCATTACCAATAAAATAATTACCAGTTACGTTACCAGTGGCGCTGACAAAACCACCTGTTAATAAATTGCCGCCGATAATGTTGCCAGAACCAGATAACGTGCCGCCTGTGCCGGACGCTACAAAGTAATTTCCGTAAACGTTGCCCGACGCACTTATTAAACCGACGGTGGTAATGTTTCCACCGATCACGTTACCGATTACAGTTATATTTGCATTAATTGTCGCATTACCATAAACTGTGGTATTGCTGAGTAGTTTGGCCATATTCTATTTTCCCAATGTTGTATTTATGGGATTATGATATGCCTGTATATTCGTCGAATATCCCTGAAACTTGCATGGTNCCGTTGG